CATATTGTGGAGCAGTGTAATGAGCTTACTTGATACAAACACCGCTTATAAACCTTTCAGCTACCCTTGGGCAGTCGAGATAGCCACAGGCCATGAGAAAATTCACTGGGGTGAGTGGGAAGCAAAGCTACAAGATGATGTAGGTCAGTGGGCAACTAAGCTTTCTGATGTAGAGAAAAACCATATAACTCAGATACTTAGACTGTTTACGCAGTCAGACGTAGCTGTAGGCACTAACTACATTGAGAGTTACTTGCCTAAATTTAAGAACAATGAAATTAGAGCAATGCTTACTTCGTTTGTGAACCGTGAGTTCGTACACCAACGTAGCTATGCTCTACTTAATGACACCTTAGGTTTACCCGAAGAAGAGTTCTCTGCGTTCACTGAAGTCACAGCGATGCAGGATAAACTAGACTTCATGGGGGACATGGATGTTCACAGTCACTCTGGTCTTGCCCTATCAGTTGCAAGGTCAGTCTTAAACGAGGGCATGTCCCTCTTCTCAGCTTTTGCCATGCTACTTAACTACCAACGCTTTGGTAAGATGAAGGGCATGTGTGAAATTGTCGAATGGAGTGTACGAGATGAAACTATCCACTGTGAAGGAATGGTACGCTTGTTCCGTGAGTTCTGTGAAGAACACCCTAAAATCGTTACAGACGAGTTTAAATCCGCTATATATCAGATGTTTAGAGATGCGGTTAAACTTGAAGATAAAGTTATTGAACTTGCATTTGAGATGGGTGACATCGAAGGTCTGTGCCAAGGTGAAGTCAAAGACTACATCCGATACATAGCTAACCGTAGGCTCATTCAGCTAGGCTTAAAGTCTAACTGGAAACACCTAAAGGAAAACCCAATCCCTTGGTTGGATTGGATTATCAATGGGGACAGCTTCAAGAACTTCTTTGAAGGCACTGTCACAGATTATAACGCATCGGGCATGGAAGGTGAGTGGGGCTGGTAATTAAAACCTGCCTCTATGGATACTGGGGAAATATATGAAAGTGTTAAACAACAATAACTTAGGTATAACAGACGTTATGCTTAATCAACTTAAACAGCTCTTCCCCGACACCCTACCTGCGTCACCTATTACTGGTGAAGATTTAAGATACTTACAAGGTCAGCAGAGTGTAATCAGGAAACTGGAAGAGCTACAGAATGAATTTTATGAGGAATAAATATGTGTCTATCAAGTCCTAAAATGCCTAAGGTGGAAACACCTGTTACAGCAGCTCCACCACCTCCACCAGCTCCATCTCCAGAGATTGAAACAGAACTTACAGATGCTGAACTACGTGCAGAAAAATTAAAGAAACGCGCCAAAGGTAAGAAAGGTTTACGATACAAACCTACTAATACCTCAGGCACTGGTCTACAGATTCCTAAGGGGTAAGATATGGCACAACGCACTAAAGGTAACCCAAGTGGGCGGACAGAAGCCGAGGCTAGAATAAGGGCGAGAGGCCTTACGGTAGCGCATAACAACGGTAACGGATTTGGGTGGAGAACAAGCACACGCCCCTATAAAGACCCTGAATCAGGAATTATGTTCTTTGTTAAAGATAATACACAGAATGTCCGAGGTAAAGCTGACGCTAGGGTAGGTGTAAGAGATGAAGCAGTCCTAGATGGTAAAACCCGTAAGAAACTACGTAAGTCTGAACAGCTAAGAGCGCAGCGCAGGAGTAAACGAAGACTACGTGTTGGCGGTAACCTTAGTATTGGTACTAAAGGTGACTCAGGCGTGGGAACAGGTGGCTCTAAAAAGTCATCTTTAAACATTCCAAAAGGTTAAATTATGATGAATGACGGAAGTGGGTATGTAGCCAAGCGCTACAGCCAACTGGAATCTGACCGTGATTCTTTCCTAGAAAGGGCAAGAGAAGCAGCAGAGCTTACTATCCCTTACCTTATGCCTCCTGAGGGGCATACAGGTTCAACAGTTTATAAAACACCCTTCCAAGGTATTGGAGCAAGAGGTGTAAATAACCTGGCATCTAAACTGCTTCTCTCACTTGTACCACCTAACAGTCCTTTCTTTCGTCTTTCTATAGATGATTTTGATTTGGCTGCTTTAGGTGATGCAGGTAGAGGAGCGGTAGAAGAAGCTCTAGGAAGAATTGAACGTGCAGCACAGCAAGAGATTGAAACATCGGCTGTACGTGTTCCAGTATTTGAAGCAATAAAACAATTAATTGTAGCAGGTAATGCACTTGTCTACCTTCCTAAGAAGGATGGCATGAAAGTATTTAGGTTAGACCGTTTCGTCTGTCACCGTGATACTATGGGCAACCTGTTAGAAATTATTACAAAAGAAGCGGTAGCCTTCGATATGCTACCAGACTCAGTAAAAGAGTTATTAAAACAAGAAGATAATCAAGAGCAATCAACACACAAGAGCTTAGACTTATTCACCTACGTATGTCGTAAAGACAAAAAGTGGGAAGTATATCAAGAAGTTATGGGTGTAGAAGTTCCTGATTCTCGTGGTTCTTATGCTGAAGACAAAAACCCTTTCATACCTTTAAGATTCTCAAGGATTGATGGGGAAAGCTATGGTCGTGGTTTTGTCGAAGAATACATTGGTGACCTAAAATCTTTAGAGTCATTAACACAAGCTATCGTTGAAGGTAGTGCAGCATCATCTAAGGTCTTATTCCTTGTACGTCCCAACGGTACTACAAAGGCTAGAGACTTAGCGAAGTCACCTAATGGTGCTATCGTGAATGGTGATGCTAATGACATCTCTACACTACAAGTTCAGAAAGCTTCTGACTTCAATGTAGCAGCACAGACCATACAAGCTATTACAGAAAGAATGAGTTTTGCTTTCTTGCTTAACAGCTCAGTACAGAGAAGTGCTGAACGTGTTACAGCAGAAGAAGTACGTTACATGGCTCAGGAGTTAGAAACAGCTCTTGGTGGTGTATACTCAATTCTATCACAAGAGTTCCAATATCCTTTGGTCAATCTTCTACTGGGTCGTATGGAGCAATCAGGCAAAATGCCTAAGATGCCTAAAGACGCAGTTAAGCCTACCATTGTTACTGGTATGGAAGCGCTAGGTCGTGGACAAGATTTAAATAAACTTGCTACATTCCTACAATACTTACAGCCTTTAGGTGCTGAAGTAATCCAATCAGAAGTGAACGTAGGTGACTACATTGACCGTTTAGGTGCTTCACTGGGTATTGATACCCAAGGCTTAATTAGAAGCCCTGAGCAGAAGCAAGCTGAACAGGAAGCAGCACAGCAACAACAACAGCAACAAATGATGGAAAGCACAATGGCTGATATGGCTACTAAAGCTGCCCCTCAGATGGCTAAGTCTGCTGGTGAAGCTATGCAGCCTCCACAAGAATAAATTTTAAAAAGGCATAAAAATGGCAGAGACATTAAACACATTTACTGGTGAACAACAGGCAACAGCCCCTGAAAATCATGACGAGGCTATGCTGGAGAAAGCTGAACAGATTGAACAAGCTAACAATCCAGACCGCCCTGAGTGGTTACCAGAAAAGTTTGAGTCTCCTGAAGCAATGGCTCAAGCTTACCAACAGTTAGAAAGTAAGCTTGGGTCTGCACCTTCAGAAGAGACAGACGTAAAAGAAGCAAGCTCTGAAGAGATTGCAGAAGAAGTAGAACAAGAAGCCCAAGAAGTAGCCTCAGCTCTTAGTGAGAAAGGTTTAGACTTTGAGGACTTTCAGCAAGAATACTTAGAGAAAGGTGGGCTATCTGAAGATGCCTACACTAAACTAAGTGAAGCAGGCTTTGGCAAAGAGTTAGTTGATTCATGGATTAATGGTCAACAAGCTATTGCTGATAAGCTTCAAAATGAAGTGTTTGGGATGGCAGGTGGAGAAGAAGGCTACCGCGCTATGACTGAATGGGCAGCAGCTAATCTATCTCCAAGTGAGGTAGACGCATTTAATGCTAACATTGAGTCTGGTGACCCAGCACTAACACAGTTTGCAGTACAAGGATTAAGCGCGAGATATCGTTCTGAAGCAGGAAGTGAACCGACACTATTACAGGGACAGGCTTCCAATAATCAGGGCGGGGCATTCAACTCAGTTGCAGAACTAACAGCAGCGATGGGTGACCCCAGATATCAGAAAGACCCCGCTTACAGAAAGACTATAGCCGACAAGTTGGCTAGGTCTAATGTGTTCTAAAAAACTGTCTCCTTTTTAGCCCCTCTTCGGAGGGGTTTTTTATATACGAAGCAATACATTACAAACTAATTACCTTTGGCCTCCTGCGGGAGACAACCTAAGCGAAAAGGATGTGATGACTAAGCTGAGTAGCTAACAAAACAACTCAACTAATCATTACTAAAAGGTAAATTAAAATGGCATTTCCAACAGACCAAACTGTATCACGTTTGGGCCAAGTAAACGCAGCAGGCGATAACCGCGCGCTGTTCTTAAAACTATATGCAGGCGAAGTCCTTACAGCTTTTGAAGAGCGTAACGTCTTTATGCCTCTTCACCGTAACCGTACTATCAGCAATGGTAAGTCTGCTCAATTCCCATTGACAGGTCAAGCTGCTGCTAAATACCACACTCCAGGTGAGCTTATCCAAGCTGACGCTGTGAAGCATGGTGAGCGTACTGTTACAGTTGATGACTTGCTTATCTCTAGCCAGTTCATCAGCAATATCGATGAAGCTATGAACCACTACGATGTGCGTTCTATCTACTCTAAAGAAGCTGGCTTCGCATTAAGTAACACTTGTGACAAAAACGTAGCTCGCATCATTGCTAAAGCTGCTGGTGTTACAAACGCTACTGAAGCTGCT